ATCAGCCACCACCCGCAACTCTTCCTCAATCCACCCCACGGCAGTAATGATTATTTCGTCATTAACTGCAAAATCAATCGGGCCATCAATGATGTTGAATTTTATTTGGGCATGATCAAAATCAACCCCAACTGTGGCATTTCCCATCGATCCTGTCACAGATCCAAAAACACTAAAAGTTCCAGCGTTTGTTGCAGCAGCCGTACAGGTCAAGGTGAAGGTTTGCGGCACTGATGTTGTCTTGAAGAATAATTCTGTTATTCCCCCATCACCCACATTGTTAGCATCTGGTGCTATCCCTCCTGCTGTTGCCGTGTCAACCAAATGCCCTCGCACCAGATCAAACAGATTTTTATTATCAGTCGCTGTCCCTATATGCACTACGCTTGGCATATCATCCTCTCCCGCTATTTAGTATTTGTGTTATTTGTCCTGAGTTAGACGTGATTCTATTAAGCAACACCTCATCCCCTTGGGCGCTTGACAGGTAACTCTCCACTAAGTTTTCATCCACAACATTTACCACTGTGACGTTTATGGGTTGATTCCCTGCTGCTGCTCCTCCCTGCCCATCCTTCTGCTGTTGTGCAGGAGTTTTAACAGAAACTTGCTCATTCGGCGTTGCTCTGAAAGCAACAATTTGAGAATCCGTTCCTCCAGACCCGCCAACCATGAACTCACCCCCGTGCTGGAGGCCAGGCAGAGACAGTGCCCTTGATGCAGCATGAGTGGATGCTATTCCTGCCGTGGCGGGTGCCGAGTTGGCCCCAAAACTAGCCAGACTCACCTCTGCCGCCGCAGGTGCCCAAGCTGCTGCTATTATGGCAGCATCAGCCACAGATACAGCAGTAGCGGCTTGCTCTGTTGTTTTGCCAATCAAACTTGTTATGGCAAATTGAACTCCTAGCTTAATTAGCCCAGCAGTCAATTGTGTCAATGCTTGCCTTGCAACATTCCCAAAAGATGCTTTGAATGAGTCACCAAACAGCAAAGCTTTTGCTGCTGAGTCAGAGAATCCATCAGTTATAGTTGTAAAGTAATCGCCAAATGCAGCCCCAGCAGTCCCTGTGAAATTCTCCACAGCATCATACATCTCATCCAATGCCAATATGAACCCATCAACAAAGCTTGCATCACCTAATTCAAAATTAAGTTCTCTTTGTGCATCAGAAACTTCACGGATGCCCTTTTCATATTCACTTATTGATATCACACCTTCTCCCAAAAGAACATTGTATGCTAAAGTTTTATTGTTCAAATCTTCCTGCTGGCCGCTCAGGTCTCGCATTACAGAATCCATAGACCTTGCAAGCTGTGCTCTTTTAGATACAAGATCTATTATGGACCTTAGTGCTTCCTTCTCTGATTTATCAAGAGTTATCCCCTTTTCCCTTAGAACATTTTGTATTTGAATCTGCTTTGACGCTATTGATCTTGCATCTGCATCCATTGATAAAAGCTGAATTTGAACTCTCATCTCATCACTGACTGCAGAAAGCTGAGCCAGATCAACAGGGCTTCTCCCTGAGCTTTCAACTTCAACCTTGCTCTGCACATCCTCTTTCACAGGTGAAGATTCAGTTACTGTATTTTTTAAATCAATTGCTCTCTTCTCCACATCATCAATTAGGCTGTTAAAGTCATCCCTTAACCCTCCAATATAATCCACTGATAGAGAGTCTTCAAATATGGATCTGATTCCAACTGCAAAATCATCATATATGCTTTCAAATTTCACATCAGGAGGCTCAATCCCTGTTACATCTGAGGTTTCACTTGCAGCCTGCTGGACCAATCCTAAAACCTCAGTGACTTTCAATTTCAATCTGTCAAAGCTTGATGATAAATTATCTGCAACACTAGTTACAAAATTAGATATTTCACCAAGAAGCTCTGCTCCAAATAATGTTTTTATGTATCCAATTGCAGTTTCATAAGCAGCAATAACAGTTTTAGCCAGACCGACATACAGGCCTATTGCAAAATTAATTCTGTCTTTTGTGAAATCAAACACATTTCCTATGTGGCTTGATAGCAATGTGAAAGCTATTTTAACCACATCTATAGCAGGTTTGAACTGATCGGACATCACACTTGATACTGATATGACCCTTTCCCTTATCACATCAAAAGATGCAACAGCAACATCCCTGAGAGACACAACACCACTCTCTCCTAATTTTATATCATCACTGAAGAATGCAAGAGCAGCTATTGATGCTGATATTCCAACTGCTATGGCACCTATTGGGTTAGCTGCCATAGCAACTGTTAACAATCCCACACTTGATGCCAGTGACTTAACCGATGTAATTATGGCCCCTATCTTGGCAACAGAGAACACAGCTATGAAAGAACCAGCTGCAATTGTTATGTCATCAAACCTATCCACCAGAACATCAAGAACTGGTATTACAACAGTTGCAAGAGAGTCGCCAACTCTTATTGACACCGTGGATAGGAGTGCCATGAATCTTCTGAACTTAAATCCTGATCCTTCTGTTATTTTTCTTAATCCATTATCAGTCTCACCAAGCTTCTCATCCATCCTCTCCATTATGTCATTGAAGAACTCCCCAGACTGCCCAGCAAAACCAAGGATTGGAACAAGGGCCTCCACACCACCGAACAAAGTGGTCATAGATTGAGTGCTCCCATCTGTCTTCTCTGCAAGATGTTCAAGAAAGCCTCCAAACTTTCTAGATTGAAGACCTGCTATGTTGAACTCTATTCCAAGCTCTTCGGCTAAAGCTGCAGCCTCTGAAGTTGGCTTTGCAACAGCTGCCAATATCGCCCTAAGACCTGTTATTGATTCATTGGTACTTATGCCACCCTTTGTTAAAGCAGCCGTGGCGGCTACGACCTCTTCAAATGACACCCCAAGCTTCTCGGCAAATGGTATCACCTTGCCTATGGATGATGATAGCTCGCCAATTGTCGTCTTGCCCTCTCTCATTCCTATGAATAGTGTGTCTGATATATCAGCAGCAGAACCTGCAGCCTCACCGTAAACATTCATAACAGTGGTCAATCCATCTGCTGCTGTTGCAACATCAGTCACACCTGCCACTGCCAGCTTGTTTGATGCGGTTAGGGTATCTATTGAGTCAGCAGCATTATCTGCGCCTGCTGATATTATCTGATATAGAGCTTTTGTCTGTGTTACAGGAATGCTTCCAAAAGCTATTGCTTGTCTCTTAACCTCTTCTGTCAACTCTTCCATGTTAAACTTGGCCTCATCAACAAGAGTTGAAACCTCATCTATTGAGCTTCCAAATGCAAGAGATTCTTTGAATGAAGACACAAGAGCGATCGCACCGCCAAGACCTGCAACTGCACTTTTGAGTGCATTTATAGGGTTTATTGCTGAGCTTATGCTTTTCAACTCCCTCTTCAACTCCCCAACATCATTCCCAGCTTTTATTGATTTCCTGCCGATGTCAGATATTTTCCTGGAGACTACCCTGGATCCATCTTCTTTTATTTCAAGCGATAGTATTTCAGTAGCCATTCTACCTCCCCAAAATCCTTATGTCTCTAAGGGCAGACAATCCTGCCTGTATGGCATCATCAGATATTCCTTCTGGAGCTTGCTCTGATGATCCTTGATCTAGATATACTACATATCCAAGAGGGTTTGAAATGAAGATGGAGCCAATTCCCTTCCAAGATTTTATCATTTTATCAGCCTGTGAAATTGCAATTGCAGCTGCTATTTCACCACCTATTTCAACTTTTCTTTGAACACCAACCTCTGCTGCCACAGGAATTCCTATTGATGCAACCCATCTTGATCTTGCATATCCAGTATCAACTGGAGTCTTTATCACGGCAACCTGATCAACAACAAGAGCTGCCTTTCTCACACCATCTATTGTGTTTGGCTGTAAATCTTTTGCAATTTTAACAATAGACCTTCCAAGCGATCCTAGGCTTTTGTGTTTTGCCATGATAAAAAATCCTGATCTATTTTGTTAATAACATATAGTAATTCCTCAAATTCCTGAAGATTCAGACCATATGCATCAGCATACTTCTTTATATCAATCCATGATATCGGGCCAGGTCCCATTCCAAAACTTCTACAGGTATTAAGATTTTTAAACGCAAAATAATAGAAGCCCAATCCAAACCCCAATATTGGGGCATTTTTTATGCTATTTGGCAATTCTCTTTTTGCCCTTATGCACTGCTCTATTATCTTGCGCTCAACTGGACCCTGCTCCAGATCATATCTTATTACCTTTATCAGTTTCCCGACATTTCATCCATAATGCTCTTTTTGAAAAGGCTTATCTTTGAAGCTTGCTCTTTTACATCATTGAATAAATCAGGAAGATCACTAAAGAGCTTTTTGCAATTTTCATAATTGAAAACAATCTCATCTCCATTTTTATCCTCAACACCTTCCCATCCGAGAACCACAGCTTTACAATATGCTTCAATCATTATATTGTTGATCTGTGAAGCAGATATTGACTCAGTTTCAATCGCTCTTCTGTGAGGCTTTGTCAAAGATTCAAGTATTTTTTGATACTTCTGGTTTCCACCTCCTGATCTTGCAATGATAATTTTAAAAGAGCCATAGTCCAAAGTTATACCCTCAGACTCTGCCTTTTTATCAGTTTCGAACATTTCATATGGATTCATAATTCAATTCTGCCTTTTTTATTAGTTATTTGATTTTAAGCTTCTGCAGCACTAGGAAGGAAGTCCCAGAACATAAACAAAAGTGTGTAGTCAAGATTTGAATCAATCTTGGCTCCTGTCGCTGCCTCTATGCTGAGAGGTAGAGTTATGGGTTGATCCTGCTCAACATTTGGACGACCATCACCAAGAGATAGCAATGGAAGGTCAAAAGTGATTCCTGAGTTTTGCTTTATCATGTGAACATCAAAGCTCAAGTCATCATTGTTTCTTATTGCATTGGCAGCCTCGGTGTCTGCGAAATAAGCAGTCATCGATCCGCCAATCTCAAAAGTACCAGCGCTGACCTCGAATGATCCAAGAACACCAAGCGCCTTGTTCGGCTCGATGTTGTTTGACAAAGTAAGAGTCATTTCCTGTGCGAATGCAAAAAGATCCGTGGGTGCTGGGTCTCCATCCACAACCTTTGCCAGCTTTATTCTTGAGAAGTCAGAACTTGTGTTAAACGCGTCTGCTTCTGAGATTCCAGGCCTGTTACCAGATTTAACACCTGTTGCTCCAGATCTTTGCTCAACATCAGTTCCAACAAAAGACATATCAATCGTCACCTTGTCTTCACTTGGCATGTTGAAAGTAAGCTCACTAGGCACGGCACCAACAACATACTCAGACTGGATCTCAGATGGAAGAGAGTCATCTGGTGCACCAAGCTGCCTTTCAAGCTGGTAGGTTCGCCTCTTTATCAATGATCCAAGTTCATTCTTCAAAACTCTCCCAAAGTAAAGATGTATGGTTTCAGTGGTTGATGCCTCTGTAACCATAGTTGCCTCTGTCTTATCAAGATCTATGCGGTTTGCAGCGATGATTCTGACTCTTGCGAATCCATTATTTACAGAATTGGAAAAGGCAGTTGATGCAACATCACCGCCAACATAGATCCACTCTCCAACTATTAATCCAAGAGTTGTAAAATCCAGAGTGGTAGAGGTAAGAGCAGGCAAAGATCCAGAAACATCAACATCAATATCACCCGCTCCAGCCTCAACACCAACTTCAACAATAGACGAACCAGACGCTGGCGATCCATCATCAACCAATGTATCAGAAACACTAACAACACCAGCAGAAGTCCCATCCACAGTTTTCAATCCATTATTCCCAGAACTGGCAAACCCGCTTGAAAACACCAAAGATCCAATTGCAAATCCAGCTTCTGAGGATACATTATAGTCATTTGTAACACCTCCACCAGAGATTGAAGTCACATCCTGCTCTGATTTAGTTCTCAAATCTGCAAACATAAACCCTTGTAATAGGCTTTGAACATTCTTCTGTGTTATGTCTGTTGCAAATCCACCATTGGCTGAAAGCCCAGTCACAACACCTTTCTTTCGCTGTCTAGATGGGTTGATAGGGTTTCTGGCAACAGTAGTTATCTCTCCTCCAAAATCACTAAAGCTATTTGGCTCAAGAGGTATCCAATCTGGCGTTCCAGGAAGAACACCAAGTGATAGCTCTTCTGCATATCTAAGACCAACTACATTACTATCTATTTTTGTTACAATGGCCATCTTTGGCGCTCCTTATTTTATTTCAGAATAATTAAAATCGACTTTAACATTTGTTTGAAACCAAGCACTGCTAACACCAACCTCGTTGAACCTTGCATTTCTAAACCAAACACCATTTGGTGTACTTTTCCCCTCAAAAGCATTCATAACAATTGACGCCAAAGCATTATCAAGAGATGTTCCCTCTCCAATTGGGGTGAATATCCCAACAGTAACAATGCCATCCCTCTGGTAGCTTTTCTTTCTTCCAGAATCAACAAGGCTTTGCCTTCTGAACCCTCCATCAAAATGCCTTATTGTGAGTCTAGACCATGATGAATCAGAACTCTTAGATGACGCGTCATCATCCTTTTTATCAAAAAATACAACTATGTCTTTTGATAAATCATCAGCAACCCAAGCGTCATAGAATATCCTTGCAATATCATCCTTGGCCGTATTGATATCTGTCACAATCTTATATGAACCTCGTACATAACCACAACATCAGCAGGCTGCATCACATTTACATTTTTTATCCTCCACTGATATATACCATCAAGAACAAAGTCAAAGCTGGACACATCATGAGACCCATTATCAATTGCATTAACCAAAAGCTTCTTATCCCCGTGTTGTATTCGGTCGCCATCAATCTCTGCAATGTTGTAGTCAACAAACGATGATATTGTATCAAATGATATCTGAGCTTCATCTGTCTCACCCCACGGCTTGCTTTCATCAGCAAGCTTTGAGGAATTTTTTATAAATTTTACCATCCTGCCGTTCTTGTCAATCAATCTCTTTGCTGTCTTTGCTGATTTATTGAAATCTACCATTATGCCCTCACTATATGATTCGATAAAAATAAATACTGTGCAATTAGCATATCTGCCTCTGGATATCTCCTGAGTGTTCTGGGAGAAAATTGCCCATCTTGATAAACAGTAGTTTCAGTTATTGGCCCTATCTTTTCAGACTTAGACTTCAATGAAACCCCAGAATCATCATATTCCAAATCAGGAGCAAGCCTTTCAACTATTGCCCTTATTGAATATTCTGCCGTTGCCATCTTCCAAAGCTCTGGTATTCCCTTTACTGAAAACCCATCATAGTCTGTTATGCCCAATCTTGGAAACTGCGTTAGCTGGGCCTCGTTTAGCCTTCTTCCTCTCAGTATGCCGATGTTAGAATTATCCATGTAAGATGAGGCACATATTATGGCTCCATCTTTTACATCTTCATCATAGTCAACCCACTCCGCATCATCTCGTGCTCTCAGCGTGAAATAAGCATCCACATAGGCAACATCAACATAGGCATTCGCGCCAACCACGGTTCCCAAATCATCTTGTAATATTAAAGGCATCTCAACTCACCTAGCTTTTGGTTATGTCTTGCTTGACTGCATACTTGCCATCTAAAATTGTAAATCTTTCACCATTCGCATCTATAGCTTGTATGTCATAGAAATATTTACCAATGGCCCAATCTCCTGGTGGTGTGAAAAACACACCCCCATCTTGACCATCTGTTGTAAATGCACCAGCTATGAATCCTACCTCATTTGTGTTGTCTAGTGGTTTTTTCTCAGCATTAGCAGTAAGTGTAAAATCAGACCATGAGCTTATGTCCACAGCTACATCATTTATCTTCAAAAAGAAAACATGACGCCTTGTGTCGTTTCTTTTTATTTCTATATCATAAGCCATTTAAAATACCTAATCCAAGCACAAATCAACATCAACACCGCCTGGCAAGTTGACATTTAATGTATTATCAGTAAGCTCAACTGTTACAGAGCAGTACACAACACCAGAGCCTATTCCGCTTATTG